TTCTTGATCTTCGGATCTATCACTATCAGATCCAGATGAGGAAGAAGTTTCCTCATTTTGCTCTTGTTGCTCATAACTATCGCTTTCTTGACTATCTTGTTCTTCTTCGTCACCTTGATCAAAGTTTACATCATTAGGCACATTAGATAATTGTTCTTGTTCTTCTTCGTCAAATTGTTCGTTTTCAGAATAATCATAAATGTCTTTAGTAAGTTTTACAACATCTGCCCAAGTTTCAAGTTTATCTGATCTAGTGATAAACTCTTTTTCGATATCATTAAATTCAATAAGTTCTCTTTGACCAGACTTAGCAAAAATATTAAGTCTATCAATAAATCTAATTTTGTTAACATCAATTTCACTAGTACCAAAGAAATCTTTTTCAATAAGTTCATTGTAGCCGTTATAATAAGATTTTCTTAAACCAGGATATTTGTTTTTCATTTTCTTGTCGATACGGATATCTTCGACAACATTAAAATAAGAATGTGGGATATTGTGTTTTTTAAATTCGTTTTCGTCAGTAGGTGTATATAAAGCATGACCTACTTCATGCCCAACTAATAAGTCGTATAAATCATTAGACATATCTTCCCAAATAGGAAGACATAAAACTCTAGTCTTAGGAATGAAATATGCAGTTTTTACTTTTTTGTGTTCTACTGTGATATTTTCAGTAGCAAGTAATTTTGCAAGATTTGATTTTTGTTCTTGTGTAATCATAATAACCTCAATTATGTTGCTATGCTAACATGATTTTTAAAAATTTGCAAGCATTATCGTAAAAAAAGTTAAAGAAAAAACCCTTGTTTTTCAACGATTTATTTAGGTGCGACAAAATGCACACCCTATGTTCGTGTTTTGTTCTACTTTTCGAAGATAAAAGTAGGTTCAAATTTGCGACCGGATATGTCTGGTCTTTCAAATTCACCCATATATCGTTGTTTTTGTTTTTTCTCTGTGACCTCGCCGTCTAATGTTCTCACACTAGAACCGCCTTGTTGAGTAGATAAAGATAACCACCAGGTATCGACATGTTTAAATCCTACCTCTTTTGCTAGTCTTACTGTATCTTCTTCAAACTCTTTATATTGTTTTGTATTTGCAACATTTAATGCTAGATATTTACCTGTCTTCAAACCTATATGTGCATTTGCAATTGTCTTTTTTAAGAAGTGTTCTTTCCACATATAACTTGTATCAAACTTAATACTAGATTGTTCAGGTTCATCACCATATGCTTCCCAACCAAAGTATGGCGGACTAGTAAATACAAAATCTAAACTTTCTTCTTCAGGTATATAAGTTTCACTACCTTGTCTTAATAATTCATATTTCTTATCTTTGTGACCAAATGTATCTCTAATTTGTTCTAAACCTTTGTATGTAGGTATACAAGGATCAGTACCTATATAATTAACACCGGCAATAATCGCCCCTAATAGTCTACCGCCATAACCCATACTAGGATCCCAAACTGTTCCTGCTTCTGTGCCTTCTATAATACTATCTTTATCAACAAAGATATCATACATTGCAGCGGCAGCAGTAGGTCTAAAATTAGAAACCATTTGTGTGCCTGTATATCTTCTTAACATAGAACGCAAATCACTATCAGTTATTTTGTGTAAAGGTTTTTGTACAAAGAATACACCATTAAGTATTTTGTTAATACCTTTTTCAAGTTGTTCTTCATCTT